TGAATGCTCATGGCAAAACCGTTTTGCAAGTCCATCGTGCGCTGCACCTGAAAGGGGTAAAACGGCTGGTCGAACACGCTGCCGGTGCCTTTGATGCGCACGATTTGGCCTTTGCTCGGCGCAATGTCACCCGGCATGTCGATCACCACGCGCAGCTCCTGCTTGCTGATCTCGGTCAGCAGCGCATTCGCCTTGGCCTGCGCTTCTGCGACGGTCAGGCCGGGGAATGTGTGGCTGAACACCTGCGCATCGCCGCCAATGACTTGACTCATGCCGGGTCGTTTGCCTGCCAGCGCGGTTTTGACATTCGGTTGCGCCTTGGCCTGCACAGTGAATCTTTTAGCCTGGTTTCCATGCCAGGATCGCACCTGCACCACGATTCCCTTGGCGACGGTCAGATTACGGGCGAACGCCAGGCGCACCACATCCGTCTGCGTGGGTTGCCCAGGAATCGGGGCCTGCACGATGTAGTCATTGGTGCCGGGCTGTCCACCCGGCCCAAAGACCAGAGTATCCATCTGCACATAGCACACCCAGTCGAGCTGCTGCGCCAGATAGGTCAGCAAGTCCCATTGCGTTTCATTCGTGGTCAGGTGGACGTGATCCACGCTGTAGAAATGCCCGGCCTTGGTGTTTCCCGGCGTCGGGGTGATCTGCGCTTTCAAGCCGTTTTGCTGCGCCAGTTGCGCGGCAATCTGCGATGGCGTCAGGTTCTGCCACTTTTGCGGCGTTTTCTGGTCGATGAATCGGCGCGTCAAATCGCGGCCTGACAGCGTGATGGTGTCGGCCAGAAGATCTATTGCGACCTGATCCACGTCGCCATAAATCAATGGCGTGAGTTCGTCGGGTGCCCAGTTCTGCGGGTCTGCTGGGAATCCCACCCTGACCTCGGCTTGCATGGATGTGTACGCCGCCCACTGCGGCCATGCCTGCGCCAGCGGGTTGCTGCTTGCAGCCAGCACGATCTCGAATTCGTCGGCCAAGAACATCGGGTTCGTGGTCACGCTGCACGACACCGGAATCACCGGCTGGCCGCCCAGCATGACGCACCAGCGCGGAGAACGCACTGCGCTCATAGTCCACCCTGCGCCACGGATGGCGACGGGATTTGTAGCGTCATGGCCATGGCTGGCAAATTCGGATCCGACAGGCCGTTGATCTTCGCAATCGCGGGCCACAGCGTCGCGTCCCCGTACTGCTGCGCGGCGATGCTCTGCAAGTTGCCGCCGTTGACCGCCAGCATCTTGGCCGATGCGCCGGGTAGCCCTGCGGAAATGTTGGACTGCATGCGCCCCAGCACGGCATTGAGTGCATAGACCGGCTGCGCATTGGCAAAGCCCAGGTTCGCCGTGGTGAGCGACTGAATCGCCTGCGGGGTCGCGCCATTAAACACGCCCGAGGTCAGCCCTTGCACCGATGCCGCCGCGTTGTCCACGCCGCCCATCAACTGCTGCACGCGGGTTTGTGCTTGTGCAAGCGGCTGCACAATGGCCGCGAGCGCCGATTGCGCCGTGGTTGTTGCCTGCTGAATGCAAGAAGTCGCGGCGGCAATCGGGGCCGTGACCGCTTCGACCACGCTGTTGAGCGACTGCACCGCGCTGGACACCGAGCCGAGCAACCCGGTCAAGGTCGAATCCCCGATCAGATTGCCCAGGCACGATGCGCTGGCGGTGTCATTGTTCAGCAGGGTAATCAGCGATTCCTGCGGGGCTGTGGTCTGCGCGCTGGCGGCGTCCTGCATCACCTCGATGGTGATCGAGTAGCGCACATGCCAGGGCTGCAGATAGTTCGCCGCAAAGCGCGAAATCACGCCCACATAGGCGAATTCGTCCCAGGTGAGCACCACAGCCGCGCCGCCCTGCCGCACGGTGTCCAGATAGCGAGCGCGCTCGACAGCGGTTTGCCCAAACAGTATGCCGTCCCAAGTGACTGGCGCAGGCTTGGCCCCGAGCGAATCAATCACGCGGTCGCCGCCGATCAACTGATGCACGGCGATTGCCTGCTCGCCGCCCCATGCGACGGACTGCGGCAGCTCGACATCCTGGAAAGTGATGCTGCTGCCGTCATTGGCGGTCAGCACGAAAGCGAGATCGGCCATATCAGCGCAGCGCCGCCGTGAGCGACGGATTGTTCAGGCCCAAGCCCCACACGGTCTGATTCGGGCCTGCGGGGGGTTTGGCGGCGGCGGATGCCTGATGATGCGTCACAACCTCTGCAACCTTTTTGCCGTCCATGTGAATTTGCGTGTGATGAACGACAGTTTGTTGCGAACGTGGCGGCAACGGCGTGGGCGCGGTTAAGTTTTTTGCAACGTCAGGGTGCAGCCAGTCATAAATCGCGCCGCCCAGGTTGCTCTCTTTGCCTCCGCTAAGCGTGTGGATTGCGGCATCGATTCCCTTGTTCAGCAGTGTGCCGATTCCATAGCCAATCGCGCCCGTCACAAGGGCTGTTAGGCCGACGAGCACAGCGCCAGATTCCACCAATGTGGCCCCCATAGCCGCATCCAAAAGGCCGCTGGATAGGCCGCCAAGTGCCCGCACAATCAAACTTCCGATGCCTTTTGCGATCAATGGGGTGAGTTTTTTTCCGATAGCGCCAGCCGTTGCATCGGCCCCCATGCCTACCAGTTTCCACGTTGTCATTCCAGCAAAAACGCCCCCTGCGATGCCGCCAAGCGTTTCATAAGGGTGTTTTTCAGAGAATGTGCGCGCTGTTTTGGCGAGAGAAAGCGCAGAGCCGAGCAATTTGTTGACCGAGTCCATTGCGCCCGCTGTTGCGTTCATCGCGGTAAGCTCGGCGTTCGCTGCAGTCAGCCTTGCCTTTGCACCTGGAGAGTTCGCAAGAATCTCATTCCTGATGCCATTTGGGTCTTCAACACTTGCTTGCGCTGCCAAGATGCTGGAGAGTTGCGGCAGAACAGACGAATCCGCAAGGGTCAGAATACCCCGACCGCCCTGCTTTCCAACTGCGCGCAGCACGATGCCTTCGGCTTCGGTGGGCGACATCTTTTCAATGTGCGCATGCACAATTTGCAGTGCGCGCATCGCGTCCACTTTCCCGTCTTTTCCAAGATAGGTTAAGTGGTTTTGCGCATCCAGCAATCCGAGCTGGTGAAGTGCTTTTGTCTGCGGGCTTGATTTGAAAAGCGCAGACCCCAGGGTTTTGGGTTGCAAATTAACAAACGCATCTGCAAGCCATGTCCCGGCCTTTGTGTTGGTAATGCCAGCCCGATTCATCGCCGCAACCATCGCCAAGACCATGGGCGCAGAAACCCCGAGCTGCATCAGCGGCTTCATTGCGTAAGAGGCCTGCCGCGTGATTTGTGGGATGCTCACATCCGTGCTCAAACTCGTGTTGATAAATGCGGGCATCAACTTTGCAATATCGGGCGCAGTGTATGCGCCAGCCATATGCGCAAGAGAGATAAATGACTTCATCGTCTCGTCCATCGGGACGCCTTTGATCGCCGCCTCGTTCGCGGCATACGGCAAAACCGATGACTCAATCAAATCTCTGTCTTTGGGTGCGAATCCATGCAAGAGAAAATCCGCCCCCAAAAATCCATGCGCGAAGTCTGCCAGTCCTTTCCCGGTAAATCCATACTTTGAATAAGCATCCTCGACTCGGGCCATGAGAACTTTGCTCATAGCGCCCTGCTGTTGCATCGGAATGCCCTGCGCCTGCATGCTGAGAGCAACCACATCTTGCAATTTGGCATTCTCATAGACGCCTCCGGCCACGACGCCGCCGGTAACCCATGCCGCTCCCTTTGTGGCCTTCCCGACGTTGTTCCATATTGGAGAGTTGCGTTCATGCGCCCCTGCGCTATACGCAAACTCCGGTTCACCGTTGCCACCAGAACCACCACGGTATCCGCCGCCGATGATCGTGCCGCGTCCTGCCGCCTTGGCTGCGGCCATATTGCGCGCCAGATCGGCACTGCTTGCGGCCATCGTGTCCAGAACATAGCTGGCGCGGGTCAGCCCTGCGGAACTCTCGCCCAGCGCAGTTGCGCCTTCTGCGGCTTTTTTGAGGCTTGCGCCAATGTTGAGGCCAAGGCGCGAAAGATTGCGCACATTGGCTGCAAAGTCCAGCATGGCTGCATTCGCCGCTGTGAGGCTGTCAATGATGCGCAGCAGACCCGGCGTGACGCCATCTTCGAGTGTTGCGGCAACGCTGATTGCGAATGCTTCCATTACCGTCCTTCTGCGATGGTTTTGACGATGGCTTTGCCTGTCACTATGCCAATGAACGGCATCATGGTTTTGAGTGCAGGTTCAAGCACCGGGCGCGGCGGGATCGTGCGCGTGCCCCATTCCTGATAAAGCAGCACAGGATCAGGACTTCCCACCACAAAGGCGCGGTTGGTTATATCTGCGGTGATGCTGTCGCGCATGTCGCCTGTGCGCAGCAGCGGGTTGTCAGCACCGTCTCCGCCAGGTAACGCGACATTGGCATATCCCAATCGCCTTTTTTGATCCAAAGTAGAGGCTGCCAGCGGCTCCCACCCTTGCTGGTAATGGCCTATCCTTTCCTTCGCATCGGCTGTGACGGCCAATGCACCGGCTTTCATGGCGTTTGCCAATGTCGCGGGAAGCGCCGCCACCGAGCGATCAAGCGCACGCGCCAATGCGCCGAAGGACTGATAGGTTTTCATTTTCTAGACTGCTCCCATTCCATGCGTTTCCAGTCGAATTTATGCCCGTCCATCTCGCCAATGGCGATGCAATAGGCGGTGAGTTCGACTTCGGATAGGTTGACAGCGACATCCCACGGAACGCCGTTTTTGACAAGCAAAAGAACCTGCCGCAAACCGGCGTCCCGGCTTATTTTTTTGCGCGGTCAGCGTCCTCTTCTGGATTGCCGCGCCGGAAGTGTTCACCAATGCCCTCATTCAGCGCCTCTAGCCCTTCCTCGTCCAGCTTTTGAATGAGGGCTTCCAGCTCGCGCTGATTGGCAAAATTGGCAACATCTCCATCAATGGCCTGGAGATACAGCATGGGCAGCACCATCGCCAGATAGACGCGGTTTTCGGCCTTCTGCCCCAGCATGTCCACGAGGCGGTACTGCGCCAGCACATTCGGCTTGCGCAGCGTCAGCACGCGCCCCTTGGCGTCCGTCACTTGCACATCGGCGCTCTTGGCCTGCACATCAACGACTTTTGCCATCAGGACACCTTCACGCGCTGAGACGCGACAACATCCACGGACTGGCTGACCTTATCGTCGCCCTTCCATGTGCCCATCTTGTTCGGCACAATCTGCACGCCGGTGTAGTGGTAGGTGCTCACGCTGCCGTCCACCTCGGTGATGCTCTCCACGATGGTGCCTCCGGGGATGGTCGAGCCGTTGGCATAGAACGCCGCCTCGAAGGCTGCATAGAAGTCATCGAGCTGCGAGTTGTTGCGGTCGAACTGCAACGTTCCCTTCCAGCCCTGAGGGAAGATCAGGTGCGTGGGAACACCGTTGATCGGCACAATCATTTCGGTTTTCGTGACCGGATCGAAAGACGCCTCGATCAGATTGATGGTGGAGACTTTGCCGTTGGGCAGCGTCATTTGCAGGCTGTAATCCCTGCCGGTGTTGAATCCATTGAGTGGCATTGCGACGCTCCGAAAATGAAAAAGCCCGCACGCGGCGGGCATCAAAAAGCCGCCTCAATGGGCGGCTGGAGGATCAAGAGTGGGGCCGAATTACTGCGGCGCGTTGGACGTGACGGTCACACTTCCGCCGCCTTCCATGTTGACCACGAAGAAGCGCACGGTGTTGAGATACTTGACCTTGACATCGGCCTGCAGGTAGCCCAGCGCCACGCGGGCGGCAGGGTTGTTGTTCGCATCGATCTGCACACTGAACGCGCCCTGCGCGGTGGGGTTGTTCGGATCGCCGATCCAGCCCTGTTGGTATTGCGACAGCAAGAAGCCCTCCAAGCCACCCTTGGCATACTTGCGCAAATCGGTCGTATCCGGCTGGCCCACCACAGCACCAAGTGACGCTTGCGCCAGGCTGAACGCCAAGTAGTTCGTCATCTTGGTGTATGTGTCATCGTTTTGCGTCTGGTCGCTGGATGTGTTCAGCCCGGTTCGGGCAGAGAAATACGGGCCGCCTGGAGAATTCGCGGCCAGCACATCGAGCCGGGACGTGAAGGCCTGCTGAATCTCGGCACTGGAATATGGAATCTGCGTCTGGCTGCGCTGGGTGGCGATCATCGTCACCAGCGGCTTGTTAAGGTTGCTGTAAGGCGGAATCAGGGAAGCTGACTTGGCCGCGCTCCATGTCGCGGGCGACAGCATGCGCTGCACGCCGTTGAAGGAGTCGTAGAAGTAGCCCCAGTCGCCCACCAGCACCTTGATGCCGTAGCCGTCCACGCCTGCCGAGACCAAAGCGGCGGCGCTGGCGGTAATGCTGGTGCTTGGCGGGTTTGCGGCATGCGCATACGCGCCGATCTGCTCGGCAAACGACAGGATGCTGGGCCAATGGGTCGAAGTGGTGTGATCCAGCAGAGTGAAGTTGCTGGCGTTGGAGCCGCGCAGCGAATACATGCCGGTGCGCGTGGTGCCGTCAGCGCCCAGCAGGGTCGTGTCGGTCACATTCGCCGCGCCGTCCGTGCCGCCTGTGAGGGTGTAGGCCGTGAGGTTCGGCGCGCCAGTGCCGGTTCCGGCTGCAGCTTTGACGATGCTTGACGGCCCGCGCACGCCGTTCTGGCCGTTGTTGACGGCATTCGCGGCGTTCACATACAGCGCGTTGCCGGTGCCAGTGAGGTTGTCGAAGATTTCCGGGGTGTAGCCCGCGCGCTGAATGACCAGCTTGTAGCTGTTTGCGGCGGTGCCGGTGGCGAACTGCGCGGTGATCGTGTTGCCCACGATGCCGGAATACATGGCCGTCAGCGTCAGCGCGGCGGCGGGCGTGGTTTCCGTGTCCATCATGGTCACGGTCGCGGCGGCATCGGTGCCGTCCGTCACGCGCACGGCGGCGATTTGCGTCACGCCTTCACCAAACGCCAGCGTGCAGGCAGTTGCCAGATCGTGCGAGCGCACGGTCATATTGCCCAGCGATTGCGCGGCAGTCTGCGGCGAGCCAATGACCATCGGCGCGTTGACAGGCCCCCAGGAGCCGACGCCGATCAGACCGAGAATGCCGGTCGGAATGCCGTTGATGAGGATCGCCTGCGGCGGAACGATGTTGACGTAGAGGTCAGGCGCTTGTGGCAGCGATTGGCCGAACTGATAGACGGGCATGGTGATGTCCTTTCGAGGTGAATCAGATCAACGCGCCCGATGGGCTGCTGATGTTGACGATGGGCAGCGTGACCGTTGTGGTCTGCTGCACGTTGGTGGTGGCGAACTCGGCTTCGTAGCGCAGGTGCCGCACATAGACGGCCACTTTCTGGATGCTGTCGTCGTCCATCGACCCCTGGAACCGCCACTCTGCTGCGGTCGTGTCCGGCATTTGCACGCGATACGCCAGGCGCAGCGCAGGGTCGATCAAGGAGGCGATCTGCGCCCGAAGCGTGGGCGTCGGTGCCCACACGGAAACCTGGAA